TCGCTGAGGCTAGGAGGCACGCAGAGGATTATTGGGACCTTTAGCGACGGTATCTTCGAAGTCCTTTGGTGGGACCCACTCCACGAGTTCTACCCGTCTCACAAAAAGCATACCTAAAAATCCCCCTAGCTTTAATCCCCTTAAAATGCTAGGCTGGAGGGCATGGAGGGGAGGGAAGGCGAGGAACGAGCCTGTAGACCCAGATCCTCTCTTTCCGCCACAACAACCCAATTACAAAACCAACCAAATCCCCAATAAAAAAAGTGTGTTGTAGCGCAGCGCAGCGAGCGAAAACACGCCCGTGCGGCGAGCACGCCGGTCCGGCGAGGACAAATGCCCCAAATCACCTACGCAGATCCAAAAAAGGCAACCCAGGTTCGACCAGGGATCGAATCCTAAATAACTTACGGCTAGCCAACTCTCCTGGCATCACGCATACCGACTCATAACTCAACGCATAACCAACACTGTGGATAACCTGTGGATAACTTGTTGACAGTCTGTGAATAATCGCCCTTGCCAGATCGTGTCACACTAGTATACTCTGGAGGTGGGTCAAAAAGACCCAGTAGGTGAGGCAGAATGCCTCACTAATTAAAAGCATTACAATTCAGCGATCTAGTAGTACTTAACGTCAGGTGAACGTAAAGCAGTGTACAAAATAACGACAGTTGAATATGTCACGAAAGCTGATAGTCACAGATGATATAAGAGTGGAGATGCTCACAGATCGAGCAAGCGGGATGACGCTACAAGAGATCGCGGATAAGCACGGAGTCACTGGGGCTACAGTCTGCCGTCACTTAGGGGATATTCAAGGGAAGATCGCTGCAATGGCGCCCGTGGTAAGGGAGACAATCGAGAACTTACAGATACTATTGGGGGATAGGATGAGGATCGCGCTTGATCAGCTCACTGAGGCAAAGGCGGCGGATATCAACTTTCTACAGCTCACAACAGCCCTGGACACGCTAAATAGGATGCGCAGACTCGAGTCCGGGCAGGCTACGAGCGCTCAGGAAGTCAAGTATACACGGGTAGATCTCTCAGCCCACAAAATAATCGAAACCCAAGCAATTCAAGCAGTTAGCGACAGCACCACTGAGCTAATGCGTATAACTACGCATACGGCTGACAGTGACGCAAATGAGGCACCTAAAGATATTGAGTAGTATCAGGTAGTTGGAACGTTATGCCCGGTAATTGGTATTATCGGGCATAGGGCATATTAAGGGGGCCCCAGCTGTAAGGGTTACGAGACAGATTGAATGAGGTGGGGGGGGTGTCTCCCCCGTGGTGTCTCGCTGATTCTCTCCCTCACCTAAGTAAAGCCCCTCTCTGGTTACAGCAATATTTTTGAAAAGGACATATGGCGAAAAAGAGAAAAATGGATTGCTTTTACCGAGTGCGGAAAGCTCTTGAGCACCTAAGAGAAAACGACCTTAGGGTTATCTCACGAGACGGGCGACTGTATATGCAGTCACTAGACACGGACTTCAGAGGGTACCCTAAAATTAACGAGTTTGAGTACAAGCCACCAAAGTTTGAGATCGATATAACCACGTGCTCTTTCGGTGGAGCTGACGAAGAGACTAAGTGGGAAGACTACGCTGAAGACGACGCGGAGGAGGACTAATGGCGTCCGAAGACGAAGAAGCTGAAGCCTTCTGCTTCATGTTTGAACACGCGTACCCGAAGGTCTGGGCGTTTACCTATCACGTGCCGAACGAGGGCAAGCACAAGCCGTGGTACCGCAAGGCTCAAAGGAAGCGTGGGGTGAAGCCTGGCGTACCTGACTACCACATCGCCTACCCTTTTGGCGGCTTCCCTGGGCTCTACATTGAGCTGAAAAAGAAGGGGGGTGGTCTTACCAAGAAGGGGAACATCGCAAGGGGTGGCGAGGTTTCTGACGAGCAGAAGGAGTGGTTGGAGCGGTTCAAAGAAGTCGGTTTTGCAACAGCAGTTTGTTACGGAGCTGAAGAGGCGTTAAGTGTGGTGCAAGCATATTTAGAGGGAAGATTCACATGAAGAAATTAATATCTGCTACTGACTTGAGGAAGCTAGCGCCTGATGTGGTGAATGTTGACGATCTCAACCCGTTGCTGGAGAAGATCAGCAAGGATTTAATAGCGGCCCAAAAGGAGAACAAGACCACCTCTAGGATTAAGGTGACCAAGGTCCCGGTAAGTTTGTTTGTCCTGACTAATGCGCTTATTGACGAGGGATACACAGTCTCTGAGAGTTGCGTAGGAACTGACAAGTTCCTGGTGGTGAACTGGTAATGCACACAGCGAAAGGCAAAGAGCTGACTTTGAACGGCATGAAGTTTGTGCCGAATAAAGACGCTCGTTACCTGTACGACTATGAGGAGATCTTAAGCAAGATTCAGGAGGGTACGTACTCCGAGCTGGATACCTACCGGGAGTTGTTCTTGAACGACCTTTGGTTTGTGGTTTATTTTATTCTAAAAGTCCCCCCGGCTAACCATCCTTGGGTTGTGGATACGTGTCGAGAGGTGCAAGAGGGGCCGATTAGCCATACGCTAGACTTGTGGGCGAGAGAGCATTTTAAATGTCAAGACGTAAATACGTTAGTCCCTACCCCTGACGGCTATAAAAAACATGGAGACCTGAAAATTGGTGATTATGTTTACTCTCCTTCTGGGCGACCAGTAAAAGTAGTCGGTCGGTCTGAGACTTTTACAAACAAAGAGTGTTGGCAGTTGACGTTTGACTGTGGGCAAGAAGTCATTTGTAGCGCAGATCATTTATGGTGGGTGGGCAAAAAATCGAGAAGAAGAATTAGCGGCACTAAAAATCAAAGGCACTATCGTGATTATTCCATAAAAACAACTCGTGAAATCGTTGATCATGGGTTTGCTCCGGATAACAGGCTAACCGTACCACTGGCAAGCGCGTTTGAATGTCCCGAGATCGAGCTTACGATTCCCCCCTATACTCTTGGGGCTTGGCTAGGTGATGGGTGTCGTAATGGCGGAAGTGGTTTTACTTGCGGCAAGGGTGACACTGAGATTATTGAGAACATAAGAGCAGACGGATTTGATGTAATAAAAGGAAAATCCGCTCGTGAAATCTCTTGGCATATACAAAACTTTACTCACCTAACTAGAAAGATTGGTGTCTTTAGAAATAAACATATTCCAGAAGAGTATTTTAGAAGTTCGATTCCTCAAAGGATGGATCTATTGCGTGGCTTAATGGATACTGATGGGACCGTTGATGATAGAGGAACGGCTACCTTTGTAAGCAAGTCAGAAGTCTTGGCTAGTGGCTTAAAGCGTCTAGCTAATTCATTAGGACTCTATGCAAGTCTTAGAAAAGTGGGAACGAAGTATAATGGAAAACCTTACACTTTTTATCAGGTGTCTTTCCAAGCATATAGATCCAACCCCCCTTTTAAGCTGGCAAGAAAGGTGGCTTTATGTAAAGAAAAAGATAGAGTGTATAGAGGGCGGTTCATAGTGGCAGCGGAGCCAGTTGAGACAAGGGAAACGAACTGCATTAAAGTGGAGTCCGAAGATGGTCTTTATGTTATTACTGAAAATCACATAACTACCCACAACACCACGATCCTAACTACCGCTGAACCTATTCAGTACCGCATAAAGCGAGCAGTAATCGACAACGTGGAAGAGACTACTGGCATATTTGCCTATAACCGGCCTGTGGCAAAAGCTTTCTTAAGAGGGATTAAGAACGTATTCGAGCATTCAGAATTCTTAAAAGACTTGTTCCCTACTGTTTGCTGGCGGCAGCCTGAGAAGGAAGCGCCTAAATGGTCTGAAGACGACGGTCTTGTGTTGAAAAGAACCAGCTTTCAGAAGGAAAGTTGCTTTGAAGCCTATGGTTTGATTGAAGGCATGCCTACCTCCAAGCACTTTAGCCGTAGGTTATATGACGATATTTCTACTTTGGACTTGGTACAAACTCCTGAGATGATGGAGAAGGTGAAAAGCCGGTTTTCTATGAGTTCGAACTTAGGGACTATGGATGGAACGCATCGAGTTTGTGGAACAATCTACGACTTTAACGACATCCTTGTTGCGTTGATGAGCAAGAAGACGCAAGACGGCAGCCTTATTTACCATGTGCGTAAAAAACCAGCTACAGATGACGGTACTTTTACGGGCAATCCGGTTCTGCTCCCAGTTGCTCGTAATGAAGAGCTGAAAGCTGACCCTAAAAGCTACGCAACTCAGCAATTAATTGACCCGACACTAACCGGGGAAGAGAAATTATTCGCGCCCGAACTACTTATCGAGGTTGAGCCCGAGACGATACCGCAAGACCTGTTTAAGTTCATGACTGTGGATACAGCCGGGGACAAAAAGACCAGCAACGGGCGTGATGCCTGGGCGATTTTGTTGTGTGGCGTTAAGCCGGTACTAAACGACCTAGGGCAGAGTGAGGTTACCATACTAGACGCTTGCATTGAACGGCTAGAATTTGACGAAGCGTTGAAAATCATCGTTGACATGTACATTAAAGGTGGCATTGTACACAAAGTTGGCGTTGAAAGCATGGGCGCAAGCATGTTCGACACTCATGTAGCAAATGCTTTACGGGCAAAGGGGCGGATAGTGACCCTTGATAACGGCAATTTGGTAAAACTGCAAGCAGCTGGTAGAAAAAAGACCTTTAGAATTGAATCAGCTTTGTCGTGGCCTTTTAAGAATGGCATGATAAGGATATCTAAAGGGATTCCAGTAGCAGTTCGCGACCGGTTGCGAATGGAAATGGATAAATTCCCCTACTGGCATGAGGACGGTTTGGACGCACTGTCTTACCAGTACGAGCTATTCAAAGATTTTCGCTTTGCTATGTATCAACCAGAAGAGACCGACGAGGACGCTTATGAGCGCAAGTATAAGCAGATGCAAAAGCAGATGAATGGAGATGGTTGGATGTATGTGTAAATAAAAAAGCTGCATTAGAGCGGGAGAAACACTCTAACACAGTCAAAAAGGAGATAGCTCTTTTTGTCGACCCCTTAACCTTTAAGAACTAAGAAACAACTAATAGCTCTAACGGGGATAGTACCAAACTACTCCCCTAACCACAATATTAAATGTGTTGGATGCTATGAGTAAATTCACAAAAACTAGCGCCTCGTTTGACGGACATGACCACATAGTTTTCTTAGACGAAGACAATATGGTTGGGCAGACTTCTGTTGAGGATGGGCATTCGCACCAAGTAATGTGGATGCAACCCCCTGTAGATCCTGCAAGCGGTATGCCTCTTGGTGAGGGGTATTGGTACTTAGTTCCCCATGAGGACGATAAGGGCGAAACCCATATACACGATCTCCTATTCGAGTATCCAAAAGAATACGAAGCTCAAGAAGTCCAAGAGATTGCCGATGAGGATGAGACCAGCAAGGTTGCTGATGTAGTAAGAGTATATCGAAGCCTTGTATCTCAGACCCAAGAGTCTTATGACGCATTTGACGAGGCTGAGAAGTTCTATTGTGGCGACCAGTGGGACGAATCGGTAAAACATGCCCTAAATTCCACGAGCCGGGCAAGCCTTACTATCAACAAGATAGAGACCGGCGTAGATGATTTGTGTGGCTTCCAGAGACAGAACCGCAGCGACTTCCGCTATACCCCTTTAGAGGATAGCGATCAGAAGAAAGCGGACATATTAAACATTGCGAGTAAGGAAATTTGCAGCTTTAG